TAGGTGATCCGTGGACCAGAGCGAGCGGGTCAAAGATCCAGTGGGCGTTGGATAGCGGCATTACACGGGACGCGACGGACGGCGATGAAATCATTCTGACCAGCACCACGCATGACACGCTGGGAGGAACTAAACTAACATTCACGACCTACGGAACGCCGGGATTTGATGCGCCATTGCTGATAACCGGGTCGGTTGTAGGGGCTGGAATCGATGGTGGTGGAGCCTCAATTCATTCCGGAAGCCAAGCGGTTCACTTTCGTGGGCTTCAACTACACAATTCCGGGGCAAATGCGATAGTGAATTCAACTTCATCATCCTATCTCAGCCCGATCATGGATTGCGAACTATATGACAGCACGGATGCGGCGTGGCGAACGACAGGCAACACAAACTATTCGTTGGCGGCGGGCAACTGGGTACATGATTGCACCTATGGATTCATCGTAGCGGGATCGGCGGGAGGATTCCATATATATGGTAATGTGTTTTCCAACGGTGCGACCCGCGATTTCACGACCTGCGTCAAGGTGCCGTCTCACAGCGAGGTTGTCGAGAACGTATTCATTCTGAGTGGAGCATCGCACGGAATCGAAGTCGCCGTGTATGCGTCACGAGTCGTGGGGAATACCGTGTTCAGCGTGGCGGGGACTGGCACTGGTATAAATGCGAGTACGACAGAGTCGGAAAGCCTGAACGATTTCATAGCGAACAACTACGTCGAGGGGTTTTCCGGTGCTGGCGGACTCGGATACCAGTTGAAAGCTGCGTCACGGTACAAACACCTGGCGGGGAATGCCGCTCACAACAACACAACAAACGTCACAGTAGACGTTTCGGATTCGGGGTTGATGCGAGTGTACGACGGAGAAACATACGGCGTTGAAATCCTCGGTGCGACAGGGCTGGCTAAAGTTGGAGCGGCAACGTATGCGAATCTGGCGGCATATTTCGCCCCGGTGTCGTCGGGAGCGATGCTGACTGGCAGGTGGCCATTCGGTGGCATCAAGGGTGCGATACTTTCAGCACCAGCAGCGGCAGGCGGACTACTGAGACATCCGGGAATGAGCGGGGGAATCAATGGCTGAACTAATCTACGCGGGCTCAACTTCCCAGACAATCGACATCTTCATCGCTGACTCATCCAGTGCTGTAGGTGCCGGATTGGCTGGGTTGGTGTTCAACACTGCAAGCCTCACATGCTATCGGAGAATAGGAGCAACTGGTGCGTCTACAATAGCGTCACTGGCAACGCAGACCGTGGGCGGTGCGTGGACCAGTGGTGGGTTCGTAGAGATCGACGCGACGAATCAGACTGGTATGTATAGGTGGGACATCCCCGACGCTTTGCTGGTGTCAGCGGGATTCGTGCATATCACGTTTCAAGGTGCAGTGAACATGGCACCAACGATTCTGCGGATTGATTGCAGGGCTCCTACGGTGGCATTGCTGACAGCAACGCAGGCGAGTATCGACGCGATTGAAGCAGATACAAATGAGCTACAAACCGACTGGGTAGACGGCGGACGTTTAGATGTGATACTTGATGGTGCTGGTGGTGGTGGCGGTGGTGGCGGTAGCGACACAGCAACATTCAGCGGTGCTGCATTAGCAGAGATTAACGCAATAAAAGCAAAAACCGATACCATAGGAACAGCAGCAGGAGCAACAACACTTTTAGCAGCCTCTGTACTGGTAACCGGCACAATAACATCTTTCCCTTCAGAAATAGTCATAGGGGACTCCTATACCACTGCAAATGGTAGAGCAATTCAGATACCCATTGTCGATACTGACGGATTATCGATTGCTAGTACAGGAACACTGAACTTCGCAGATGCCAATGCAACATTTGTTATTCAGCGTGTAGGTGAAACAGACGCTACACGAATTATTACCGGAACAGCAACCTTTGTTGATCCACCAGGAACTGGTACAAGTGATAGTGAAACTCCTTACGCCTCAATCGAAATGGTCGCAAACCAAACAGCAAAAGGACTTATCGGATATAAATACTCAGGAGTTCTTACCTTCACCTGGCCGGGAACAGGATCAGATGATGAAGTAATATCCTTTGAGACAGCAACAATCCAGTTCGATAATTGATCATCCCCATGCTTGAATTAGTAGAAAAAGACCCAGCATCAACCTACATCAGAGGACCAAAGACACTCAAGATCCCTGAAACACTCTATGAGAACAATAAACTCATGGGGTGGAAGTGGGGTAAGATACCGGCAACTAAACTGCTAAAGATGATTCCGAAGTACGATCCTTTTATATCGGCAGAGGGATACTACTTCGATACAGCAGAATTCGATAAGGTCATTCAGTTCATCATTAACGAGTGCTGCTACCCGGAAGGCGAGAACACCGGATTACCTTTCATCCCAGAAACATGGCAGTCAGCAATCTATGCCAATATATTCTGCTGGAAACATGAGAAAACAGATTTACGCAGATACAGAGAGTGTTTCATATACGTAGCTCGAAAAAATGGTAAGACAACAGCGTTCGGTGCGGTGCTGTCTTTGATAATGTTTTTCGTCGATAAAGAGAAGCGTAGTCAGAATTACTGTTGTGCTGCTGATGTGGAGCAGGCATCAAACAATTTCCGCCACTGCCAGTACATGATAGAGAATAATCCCCGTCTACTATCACGGTTAAGAGACAAACGAGTATTCCGTTCAACCCGATCATTCGAGCATACTGATGGTGCATTCTTCAAAGTTCTATCTTCAGTCGCTGATACCAAACACGGATTATCACCAAACTTCGTCTACGTCGATGAGGTACACGCTCACCCCAACAGCGAACTCATCGATGTCATGCTAACCGGAACCGCTGCCAGGCAGCAACCTCTCATCGTCTACACCACTACTGCGGACTACGACAGACCATCGATCTGTAACAACCTCTACGAAAAAGCAGTATCGATAGCATCAGATCGTCAGTGGGAACCTACCTTTCTTCCAGTAATCTATGAAGCCGATATAACCGATAACTTCAAGTCAGAAACGGTCTGGAAGAAAGCTAATCCAAATTATGGTAAATCGATCGTAGAAGATTACTTTGATCGACTGGTAAGAAATGCGGAGAACAATCCTGCCGAACTGAACAGGTTCCTTCGACTTCATCTCAACATAAAGACCAAAACTGAAACAGCATGGATACCCCCGCATATCTGGAGTCGTGGGAATGCAGACCCAGAGACAAAGATGATCTCTGTACTTGGGATCAAAGAATGGATGTCTGAGCATCCGTCATGGAGTAACATAGTTCTTGACCAGAAATTTAAGACAGCACCCTCAGTCGATATTTACATCGGCAGATATCAGCTTTACTGGTCCTGGTTTATTCAACAGATCGAGTTCCTGAGAGATGAAGAATGCTATGCGGGTTTTGATAATGCTTCAGTAAAGGATATTGCATCTCTCAATCTCTGGTTCCCTAAATATGGGGTAATGTTGCATTGGGGATGGGTACCAGCAGCATCAATCTACCAGAGAAGTAAAGAGCAGAACCTGCCTTACAGTCAGTGGTGGGAAGCCGGATTGATCAATGCAACGTCACCTTTGGATACAGTGGATGAGAATCAAATCCTGACAGCAATGATGGGCGATAAGAAACAGATGGGAATATTTCCGTACTTCAAAGGTCTTCGAGAAGTCTGCTTTGACAGATGGGGATCTCATCATATCTATACGACATTGAAACAGTATGGTATGCCTGCTCGTGCATATCCTCAGTCCTTTGCCGGTATGAATGAGCCTTGTCGCCGTGTAGAAGCTCTGTCAATCGACAGTCAATTATTTCATGGTGGTCATCCAGTTCTTGATTGGATGGTAGGAAACGTAGTAATAGTTCAATCGCGGGATGGACAAATCAGGCCAGATAGAACAAAATCATTGAATAAGATCGATGGTATTGTTGCAGGACTCATGTCTATCGGATCATGGCTTTACCCCGAAGTCGAAACAATTACCGACATTAGAGGTCTTCGCCCAGTGGGTGAACTGAATCAGTAGGGCTATGCAATGTTCGGATGGCTGAAACCTAAAGCAGATAATGGAATCCCTCAGTCTCGTGTACGGGGTATGCTGAATGCCATACTAGACCCCGTAATGAACTCAGTGAATGCTCTTTCATGGAGTGATGTATGGGGTACGATCAACCACGAAAAAATGTACTCCAGCAGCACCACAGCAGCTTTGAAACTGTCTGCCGTCAAATGTGCTCTGGATATCTATACCGGGATGGTTGGCTCAATCCCCCGGAGAATGTACGCTCTGGAACACGGGACACAGAAGAAGCTCAGAAGCGTAAGCACAACAGAGCATCCCGCAAGTCGATTATTTTCCCATTACTTTCATCCAGAACTGGTATCGGATGATGCTCTATCCCTGATCATCTACGATACTTTGATGGACGGCAATTGCTACTTCGTCAA